TGGGCTCCCCATCCCGATGATTATCAACGCCTCAAAGGAGGCAAGCGGAAGCGAATCACGGAACTACCTGAATGGCAACTTTACTTTGGCAAGCCTACATCCTCCGATGCTGAGTGACCGCCTGAAATCGAATCCTTGCGACCCGAACCAAGGCGTTTTGCCAGCGCACCGTCGGCGAAAAATCCACTTCCGTCACTTGCAAGATCAGTGCTAAGCCGCCAGCCTGAATGTCGCCCGCTAAAACTTCCGCAACGATGTCGGCGTAATCGTGCAAAAGTTTCGCCGTCTCTTCTTTGTCCTGTCCTGCGACGGCGACCCAAACTTCCCCTTCCATCCGCTGACGAAGTTGGGCATTTGGACCGAGCGTCGCTTGTTGTTGCGGGTAGCGGTTGATGTCAACGGCAAGGCGGGGCAAATTCGTCGGGCTCACCAACACCAAATCGCCATACTCAATCCCCGTCGGCGTCGGCAACCCTGCCGCCGTAACGGCACTTGGCAGTCGCATCGTCAAATAGTTGATGATCTGCTCAATCAACTCCCTCGTCTTCGCCATCTTTGCTCACCTTCGGTTCGTAGTTTGCCAAGACAAGGTGGTGCATTCGTTTCGCTTTCCCGCCACCACGCGTTGATGCAAACACTACACCATTAAGGACGGTGACGAGATGAAAGTCTCTGTAAAGTTGACGAGCAAGGGGGCTATCGTCTATCGTCAGCAAAAATTTCCCTTTCAATTGCCGAAGACACTTAACAAGGCGCTCGTGTTCGGAAGATGACCAAGAAAACTCGCCTTGCGTGTAGGGTGGGTCGCAAAAGAAGACAGTTTCGGGGTGGTCGTAAATGCGGAAGATGTCTTCAAAGTCGCGATTTTCAATGATGACATCACGGAAACGCAGGACGAACCAAATAAGTTTGTTGACTTTGCCAACCCAGCGTCGGGAAACGCTGCCGGGCTTTACCCCTCCAAAACTTGGGTTACAACCGAAAGTGCCTTCCCGAAAGTCCTGATAGCGGAAGGCGGTAGTGGTCAAAAACATGTATCGGGCAGCCCGTTCAACGGGGTCGTTGGGCATGGGTTCATTGATGTATCGTTGAAAGTCAGCACGAGCGTAAGGTTGCAAAAAGCAGCGGACAATCAGTTCTGCGGGCTTCGTCCGAAGGACTTGAAAGAAGTTGACGATTTCGTTGTCAATGTCGTTGAAAACTTCAACGGGTGATGGTGGTTTTGCCAACAAGACCGCTCCCGTCCCGCCAAAGACTTCCACATAGATTTGGTGGGGAGGCAATAGCGAAGCCAATTTCCTTGCCCATCGCCCTTTTGAGCCAAAGCGATTTAAGGGCAAGGTAATACGCCCATGCGGGATGGTCAACGCTTTCACGATGTCATCAACAACTCGTTTCGCCATCTTCCCATCACCCATTGGTCATTGCGAAATTGGTCATTGGTCATTATTCGCTACCATTGCACTCTGTCCCTCTCAAAAATCGCTTCAGGGAAAGTTCCTACGGGCGTGGATGAAGATGGTGCTTCAGCTTGGTCGGGCAAGATCATCGTGCCTTCAAGTAGGGCTTGAAGTTTCTCCATCGCCCGCTGCCTTAGCACTTCCGCTTGGTTGCGAAATTCTGGGTCGTCAACACCCATCGCCTTGAATTGCCAAACCCGATAGGCTGTCAAGTCGGCGCAAATGTCTCGGACAATCAAAAGGCTTTGCGAACCCGTGATGGGCACTTGATAGCGGGTCGCTAATTGACCTTCAACGAAAGCCTCAACTTCGTCCATCCAAGCCGTCACTTGGGTCGTGTTCGGTTCACTGACGGCATCAATGGTGGCGATGGACGAAGGCAAGCGACTTTGAACATCAGAAAGGCTGTGATAGCGCGGCATCAAAGCACCTCCTTGTCAAAGGAACTCTTTCTCCTCGGACAGGTGATTGAGAAAGTAATCCTGCCATCGTTCCCGATAGCGTCCGACGAGAAACTGATTGTCAGGCATCAATGCCCTTGCTGGGATATTGCGTCTCGGAGCGCCGAAGTGGTGAATGGGAGCAAGCCACCAATCGCCCCGATCAACTGGTCTTGCCGAACCGAAAGTCAAGCCTAAAGGCTCAATGTCCAGAATCATCTCGCCGCTGGTCTCATCGGTCAAGGATGCTCGCAACCGTCCCGTCCTGACAAGCGGTTCAAGGGGAAGGTTTTTTCGTTGCTTTTGGCGGATCGTTTTTGGCGACAAGGGCGCCCAAGGTTTGCCGATGACCCTCCCTTGCGTCGCAAAAATTCGCTCCTCCAGTTCCATCAAGTCCTTCGCAATCTGTCGCCAGACAGGTTCAAAGTTTTGAAGGCGGTGGCTGTAAGAGTCAATGAAGTGAACGACCAGTTGGTCATTCACGATTTCAATGGCGATGCCCGGTTCCATAGCCATCACGCTCCTTTGATGCCCAATGTTGGAGCGCTTAGAAAGCGCGACCTTTCAAGTCGTGGCTAATAGCCACTCCAACATCTTTGCCTTTTGACCAGTCGCCAGTCGCTAATCGCTATTCGCTGCCGTTTTCGCCAGTCGCTATTCGCCAGTCGCTGCCGTTTCCACTGGCTCAAACAAAATCTCTGTCAACAACTCAACCGTCCTCGGCAAATCGTCCATCATGTTGGCTGCCCGTTCAACGGCAGCCGCCTCAATTTGTTCGTCGCTGAATTTTCGTCCGAGCGTTTTGCTTTCCTCGTAAAGCCTCAATGCCTCATAACCGACTGTTGCTGCAAGTTCGGAAGCGTGTTGTCTTGCAATCGCTTGGGCGAACCCTTGCAAGTAAAAGTCAACCCATCTGGGAATCGGCTTTGTTGGGTCGGAGCCAGTGGAAGCGAGATAGACCGATCTCGCAGCCCGATAGGCGTCCATCAAGTATTTCGTCAACTCAACGGCGTAAGCGTCAACGAGATGCTGTGAGACGGAAAGCCGACCAAGTTCTCGCAGAGATGACGGTTTGCCCGCATCGGCATCGGCAACCAACTTGCGAACTTGCTCCATCAACGCATCAATTTGCTGCCGCAACAAATTCCGCAAACTTTGCTCCGCTGCCGTGATTGTTGTGTCCGACAAACTTCTCAATGTCGCCCCTTGAATCAATCCAAGCGGATCGGAAAACTGCGACTGGCGTCCGTTGTTACTCGTCCCTCGTCCCCCGCCCCTCGTCCCTTCCGTTGCCGTTTCTGGTGCTGGCAATTCAACTTCTTCGGGTTGTTCTTCAGGCAAAGGTGGCAAATCAAAGACATCCCGAACCCATTCCTGCAAACTTCGGTCGGGTCTCAGGATGCCCGTTTGCACCAGTTTGGAGATGGCTTCGGCAAGGACTTCACGCTGCAGGACGAGCCTCAAATCGGTGAAGGTCAATGCGGGAAAGTCGGTGAAATCTTCACCAAAGTTGAGCCGACAAAGTTGCGGGATGGCATATCGGTTGATGTGGTCGGCAAACCATTGAGCAACGGCATTCAAGCCCATCAAAAAGAGTTGGCTATGATCTCGCGATAGCGCCCAACTTCCCACATCGCCCGTCCCTAAGTTGAGAAATTGTGCCAACACGGCTTTGACAATCATCGTGTCGTGATGCTGAATTGCTTCCACGAAGGCTTGATTTGCCCTCTGTCCCGCTTCCGCCCCAATCAGTTCCACGCTGTAATCTTCAGGCAACACCATTGCAGCCCGCTCATGTCCTCGCATCGCTTCCAGCATTTGCAGGAAAGTTTGTTTGTCTTGCTCCGATGTCCCTGCTGGAACTTTGCCGACAGGAATTCCGACCGCCCAACGCTCCAAAGCGATGGCTTGAAGTTTGTAGGCAAGGTCTTTGAGAAACCAGTGCTTGTAGGCAGCCCGAAGGACCGAGACGCCATAAGGGTTGCCAAGTTCGCGACGCCAGATAAAGACCAACAGTTTCTCAATTGGGATGTCAACTTGCCGAAATCGTCCCTGCGGGTCAAAACCAACTTGCCGAACTCCTGCCAACCCGCCTGTTTCGTCAAAAAGGAAGCGTTCAATGGTTTGCGGATGCCTCGCAGCGAACTTGCGCCAAACGATGTAATCGTCCCGCTCCTCAAAGACCTTCTCAAAGACGGTGAAGCCGTAAAAGAGCGCCAAAAGAGCGTCCCGAACGAAGTCATCAAAAGTATGGGTCATGCCGCCGAACAGGTTGTCATAGACCAAATCTGCCGCTTCCTTTGCCGTCAAGTCATCGGAAGCAGGCTGGATGTCCCAATCGGTCGCTCGGATGGGCAAAGTGATAGCAAGTTCAAGGGCTTGGACGGTCGCATCGGAGCGACGCATTCGGGTGTAGACGGCGATAGAGCGGGGAAAGGACAGTTCGGGCAAATATTCGTCAGCGCCCAAGTTGGTCAGAAGGTAGCCGACCCCGCTGCCACCAAAACCCAGTTCTGAGCGAAGTTGCTGCTGTGGGAGTTCCTGAAACGACTGCTTTGCCCGTTTCCACCAGCCCCAAAGGCGCATCTTGGTCGCCTCCGATGTGCAAGTTGGTATACCAATTTGACCTGTCCCCTGTCCCTCGCCCCTCGCCCCTTGCCGTTTGGACGGCGTCCGAGCGGGTTGTTCTCAAAATTGAGCACATTGGTATACTAGCGTGCTCAAGTTTGCGCGAACTTTTGCCCTACAATCGCCTCGTGGGGGCACCCCTATATCGGAATACCCCCCTCGCCCCAAAAGCCCGTCAGACGCCAAAAACGGCGGGAAATGGCGACTGGCGAAGTGTTGGAGTGGCTATTAGCCACGACTTGAAAGGTCGCGCCTGATAGGCGCTCCAACAAAACCAGTCGCTGCCGTCTCACCAGTCGCTAATCGCCAGTCGCTATCCGCCTGTCGCTGCCGTTCAGATAGACTCCAGAACATCGTCTAACAGATGCCCCGCGTCGGGAGCGGTGACGACCTCGGCGACTTCGTGGCGGACGCGGATGACGGTGCTTCGGGAAGGCTCGTCACGGTAGCGTTCAACGACGAAGTTGGAAAGGGTTGGTCGGTAACCAAAAGCAGGTTGATTGATGGCGGGGCGTTGGGGCACGAAAGCGACGACGACCCGATCGCCCCAGACATATTGCAAGTTGGGCGTGTCGCCCTCCAAGGCAGTGTCCATCACAATGTCGCCAATGACCACTTCCCGAACTTCCAGCCACCTTGCAAGGATGTCGGTGGAGAAGGTGGCGTTAGTGAATTTCAGTCGGTCAGCAACTTGTGAGTGTTCAATCAAAACTTCCCAAACGGGTCGGGAAATGACGACGGTCGTCGGGCGAACGCCGATCCGTCGACTAACCGCTGTGATGGCGTTCTTCAGGTCGGTGATGGGCGTTGAGTTCGCTTGATCCCACTTAGTCGTCGGGGTCGTGCTGTAACCTGCTGCTGTCAAGGCGTTGACGACAGCATCCCTCGCCCGAACTTCCGCGTCCAAAGTCAGCATGTCAACAAGTTGGGTCGTGGCGGCGACAAACGGATCAATAGGGTTCTGGCTGGCAGCGACATCTCGGTCGTCCACTGGAATTTCAAGGGCATATTCCTCGCAAAGGAACTTCACCGAGTCAACGGACCAATGGACGCGCCTTGCTTGGCTTCCCCGTCCCCGTCGGGCAGATTCGCGGCGAAAGGCATCTTTGCCGAAGCGGGCGATTTGCCCTGAGACGGACGAGACGGGCAAGGTGGGCAACAAGTTTTCGGCGACCGCCCCTTGCACGCGGTAGCCGATGGCGACTTGCGTCAATACAGGGTCAACCAAAATCACATCCTTGACATCCGTCACTTGCGGCATTATTCGGTCACCTCCTTAGTTTCTTGGGG